GTCGATGACTCCCCGCCGCCGGCGAGCGCCCCGCCGCCACCCGCGCCACCGGCCGCTCCCGGTCCGCCGGCCGCCGGCCCGACCGAGGCCGCGCTCGAGCGGACCCTCGCCGAACTGGCCACCACCCACCCGGCCGAGCACGTGCTCACCGCCGCGGCCCGCCGGCTCGCCGCCCTGATCGATGATCCGACCACCGTTGCCCTCGACGGCCCCCGCGCCGTCCCCGCCCTGACCAAGGAGCTGCGCGCCATCCTCGACGCCCTGGTCGACCACGAGGAGGCCGACCACGATGACCTCTTCGGCGCTGGCAGTCCCACCCCGGTGGTCGTCCCCGCGCAGGCCTGACCGCCCGACCTGGGGACCCCGGGCCGCCGCGGTCGCCGCCGCCATCGGCAAGCCGTTCATGCCGTGGCAGTCCTACGTGGCCGACCTGGCGCTCGAGGTCAACCCCGTCACCGGGCACCTGGCCTACCGCGAGGTCAGGCTCACCGTGCCCCGCCAGTCAGGCAAGTCGACCCTCGTCCTGGCGAAGAATCTGTGGCGCATGGCCGACGCCGCGGCGCTCGGCGGCCGCCAGCACCTCACCTACACCGCGCAGACCCGCGACAAGGCTCGCAAGAAGTTCGTCGAGGACTACCTCGAGCAGCTGCGCGCCGCACCCCGGCTCCGGGGCCGGTGGACGTCGAGACTGTCCAACGGGTCCGAGGCCATCCGCTGGAAAGCCAACGGGTCACTGTGGGGGATCGAGGCGCCCACCCAGGACGCCGGCCACGGATCCACCCTGGACGACGGCACCATCGATGAGGCCTTCGCCCAGGTCGACTGGCGGGTCGAGCAGGGATTCCGGCCCGCGATGATCACCCGGCCGGACGCCCAACTGTGGGTGATCTCCACTGCCGGCACCGACACCAGCACCTACCTCAACGACAAGGTGGAAACCGGCCGCGCGCTCGCCGAGGCAGGCCTCGACACCGGGGTCTGTTACATCGAGTGGTCCGCCGCCGAGGACGCTGATCCCGCCGACCCCGCCACGTGGTGGTCATGCATGCCAGCGCTCGGCCACACCCAGACCGAGGCGTCCATTGCCGCCGAGTACGCAGGCCTGCCGGCGGGCGAGTTCGCCCGGGCATACCTCAACTTGCGCCAGCGCGGTGGGCTGGTCCTCCGGCAGATCCCTGCCGAACCGTGGGTCGCGTGCTCCGATCCGACCTCGCAGATCACCGGGCAGATCATCGTGCCGGCCCTCGACGTCGGCCACGGCGGGTCGTGGGCCTCGATCGCCCTCGCCGGACGGCGCGTGGACGGCCTCACCCACGCCGAGGTCATCGAGCACCGCCCCGGCGACGACTGGTGCGTCGACCGGCTCGCCGAGCTGTACGAACGGTGGCCGGACCTACAGCCGGTCCTGATCGACCCCGGATCCCCGGCCGGCGCCCTGCTCACCGATCTCGAGCGGGCAGGGATCCCGGTGCGCACCGTGACCAGCCGTGAGATGGCACAGGCCTGCGGCTATCTCAAGACCAGGGTGTTGGCCGGCGACGTCCGCCACCTCGAGGAGCCCGAGCGGGGCGGGATCGTGACCGACGCCCTGGCCGGCGCCGCCACCCGCAAGCTGCTCGACACCTGGGCGTGGGTCCGTGAGGCCTCAGCTGTCGACATCTCGGCCCTGGTCGCCCTCACCCTCGCCGTGTGGGGCCTGTCCGAGGCGCCGCCTGACTACGACATCGCCGCATCCGTCGGGGTGTGAAGCCCCCAGCTACCCCCGGCCCGTCCGGGAGGAGGTGAGCCCGTCAAGGCCATGACGACCACGACTCCCACACTGCCCGAGCGCTTCCGCCGCTGGTGGACCAACGACACCACGGCCCGGGATGCCGCGTTCAACTCCGTAGGGGACGCCACGGCGTACCGGCGTCGCTCCCACCCCGGCGGCCGGGTCGCCGTCAACGCCGACACTGCCCAACACCACTCGGCCTACTGGGCCGCTCTGCGGCTGCGCGCCAACCTCATCTCGAGTCTGCCGGTGGACGGGTTCCGCAAGCTGCCCGGCAGCGGCATCCAAGTCGAGGCCCCCCTCTCCCCCCTGTTCGAGACCCCCTGCGGCGATGACTCGTTCTGGGACGAGTGGGTGTGGGCCACCCAGTACGACCTGGACCGGTACGGGGTGACCGTCGGGGTGATCACCGAACGGTTCGGGACCGGGCTGCCGGCCCGGATCGACCTGCTGCCCGCGGGGTCTGTGCGGATCAAGGGGTCCGGCTGGCAGATCGAGGAGGTCAGCTACCGAGGCACCACCTACACCGGCCCCGACCTGCGTGACATCTACATCGAGCACCAGTACCGGATCGCCGGCGTGCCCGTCGGCCTCGACCCGATCGCAGCGGCCGCCTGGTCGATCGGGTCCTACCTGTCCGCATCCCAGTTCATCCGTGACTACTTCGGCAACGGCGCCTTCCCCTCCGGGACCCTGCGAAACACCGTCCGGACGATCCCGCCGGAAGAGTCGGGGGCTGTCCGTGACCGGTTCGTGGCGTCCGTCGCCGACCGTGAGCCGGCCGTTTTCGGCAAGGACTGGGAGTGGACGCCGGCCGCGGCACCCGAGGCCGCCGACGCATGGCTCAATCTTCAGCAGGCCTCAGCCGTCGACCTGTCCCGGTATCTCGACGTCCCCGCCGACCTGATCGACGCCGCGGTGAGCGGCCAGTCGATCACCTACGCCAACATGTCGCAGCGCAACACCCAGGCGCTGGTGATGAGCCTGGGCCCGGCCATCAACCGTCGCGAACGGCGCTGGTCCCGTCTGCTGCCACGGCCCCGGTTCGTGAAGCTGAACACCGACGCCTTCCTGCGCATGGATCCCGAGACCCGCGCCCGTGTCCTCAACGCCGCGATCGCCGCCCGCCGCCTGGCACCGTCCGAGGTCCGCGCGCTCGACAACAACGAGCCGTTCACACCCGAGCAGATCGCCGAGTTCGCCGCACTGTTCGGCGACCCCAACCGCAAGCCGCAGAGCAAGGAGCCCGCAGCATGAGCGCCACCACCCGGCAGGCCGCGGCCGCCGCCCGCGCCGAGGCTGTCCGCCAGCCCTCGGACCGCCCCTCACAGCGCCGCACCGTCGCCCTGGCAGGCGTCCAGTCCCGAGACCAGCTACCCGCCGGGTGGACCCTGGACCGGCTACCCGTCACCACGCCGGCCACCGTGCGGATCGCCGCCGCAGGCCCCGCCGCCTACCGGTTCGAGGGCATGGCCTCGGTCACCGAACAGCCATACGAGATGTGGGACGCATGGGGCCCCTATGACGAGGTGGTCCACCTCGGCGCGTTCGCGGCCACCCTCGCCCGCGCTGACCTCGACGTCCCGTTCGTGCTGGACCACGTGTCGAGCCGGCGCATGGCCCGCACGGGCAACGCCACCTCGCCCCTGCACCTCGAGGAGGTGACCACGGGGGACACCACCGGGCTGCGTGTCCTGGCCCCGTCGCTGCCCGCCGACGATGCGGACGTGCGCTACATCGCGCCCAAGCTCGCAGCAGGCCTGATCGATGAGATGTCGATGCGGTTCCGGATCGAGGCAGGCCGCTGGTCCGAGGACTACATGACCTATCACGTGCACGCCGTCGACCTGCACCGCGGCGACGTCGCCATCGTCGGCTACGGCGCCAACCCCTACACCGCCGGCAGCGGCCTACGGGCCCAGCCCACCACCACCACCGCGGGCCCCCGCCACGACCAGCGGCGAGAGAACGACCTCTCCCGCGTGATGCTCGAGCTGGCCCTCGCCGGCATCGGCGACCTGCCGCCGGCCCCCCGCACCTGAACCATCCCGGCTCGCGCGCTCCCCCACGGGGGACTGCCTGACCCTGGCGCACCACCACAACCGCCACCCAGACACATCCCGGAAGGGGAAACCCCCGATGAACCTCGAGCAGCTGCTCACCCGCGCTCGCGCCGAGCTGGCCACCGCGCTCGCCGCCCGCCGTTCCGCGCAGGACCACCTGATGGCCCTGCGTGCCCGCGCCGAGGACGCCGCCGACGTCTCCCTCGAGGAGACCCGCGCCGCCGTCACCGCCCGCGACACCGCCGACGCCGCCGTCACCGCCGCCCAGGACCGGCTCTCCCTGCTCGAGGCCGAGCAGACCCGTGACGCCGAGCTGGCCGAGCTCGAGCAGCGCATCACCTCGACCACCGTCCGCCGGCCCGCCTACGACGACGCCGTCCGCACCGGATCCGAGCCCCGGACCTACACCCGGGATTCGGACCCTCGCGGGCAGGGGTTCATGCAGGATTTCCTGAGCGGCACCCTGCACAGCGACTTCGCCGCACGGAGCCGGCTCGAACGGCACATGGCCGAGGAGCGTGTGCACCGCGGCGCCCAGATGGACCGGGCGGTTGGCACCTCGGCGTTCGCTGGGTTGACCGTCCCGCAGTACCTGGTCGAGCTGTACGCCGAGGCCGCCAAGGCTGGCCGTCCGCTGGCCGACATCTGCCGGCCCCACGACCTGCCGCCGACCGGGATGAGTGTGGAGATCGGCCGGGTCAGCACTCCCACGAACGTGGACGTGCAGGCCGCCGAGGGTGACGGCGCCGCCGAGACCAACATCGATGACACGGTGATCAGCGTGCCGGT